GTGTGGGGAGCTAGAAGGATGAATGGCTCGACGAGGTTTAGGCGGAGGCAGTCGTCATTTAGAGACAGCGGGTATATGAAAGAGACGGTGTACTACTAATGGGAAGAGCTAAAAGGAATAAAGTTGGTGAGAAGATTTTAGCAGGACATGCAGGAGAAGCTGCAGCAACTAAGAACAATCTTTTTCGTGTTGTTAAAGGTAAGCCTGGAGCAAAGGTTAGATATTGGAAAGCGGGTAGTGGCGCTAAAGCATTACGAGGTGGGGTGCTGGGAGCTGTTCAAGCTGAAGCAATAGAGGGAAGGGCTAGGAAGCTCTACGATCTAGGTAAGACTGGAGTCAGAGTCGGTAAGAAAGTTATGGATAAGTTTAAGACGAAATAAGGAGGATACTATGGGTGGAAGTCAAATTAAAGAAAGAAAAGGCATGCGCGGCAAAGGTGGTAAGAGCAGCAAGGAAGAAAAGTAATGGGAGGGCATGATGCGTTTGACGCCCTTGATTATGTTATAAACGGAGATATTGATTATGGCGAATAGAGAGATAAGAGATGAACGTGAAGCAGAGGAAGTTCCAGAAGAGCTTACGCCTGAAACTCCACTGAACCCTCTTCTCCTTCAACTGTCTGATGACAAGCAGAAGGAATTGGTTGCCATTGTCATGGAAGACTATCGCAATGCAATGGAGGCGCGCTCAGCTACTGATTGGGGTACTGATCGCGCTGGCAAAGGCGTGGACTTCGATACCAAGTATGCTGACTTGGTGAACCTTTATGAAGGGGATGACGTTGTACGTCCGGAGCCTTGGATGTGTGGACGGAGCCTTAAGATTTCGCAGTCTATCGTAGAGATGTTGGTAGCTCGCCTGTTTCCTGCTGTGTGGAACGAAGACACCATTAAGTGGAAACCTGTAGAGTTCACGGACAAGAAGCGTACTGATGATGTGAATAAGATTATGAAATGGGTGTTCGTCTCATGGATGAAGATTCGTAAGGACATCCTAAGTTTACTGCGTACATGTATCAGTCTAGGGACTGTATACACAGAGCCGTACTGGTTTGTGAAGAAACGCGACCTAGGAGAAACGACCAGAGAGCCGCAGCTAGGACCTGAAGGGCAGCCTATGACAGATGAGATGGGGCAGGGCATGTACATCGAGTCTAAGATGCTGTCCATAGATGAGCGGCCGGCGATCCTTAATATTTCACTGACTGACATACTCACTCAACCAGGCGCTACAGATATACAGAAAGAGCCTGTCATAAAGAGGGGTACTTTCTATTACCACGAGCTTGAGCAGGAGCAGACAGAAGGCGTAGTTCAGAACGTAACGGACAAGCTAAAGGAAGCGCTGGATACCACAATCATTAGCAAGTTTGGTTCTGAGCTTGAGAAGGCAGAGAAGATACAGGACCTGAATGCCAAACGTAGGAACTCAGTGGTGGAGTGCATCACTTGGTATGGTCCGTTCGATGCTAATGAAGATGGTTTCCCAGAAGAGATTGCGGTGAGAGTAGCTGTGAAGGATGAGATTTACCTTCAAGGCTTCCCTATATCTACCATCTCCCGTAAAGGGGAGAGGCCGTTGGTTCAGACCAACTTTGTAAACAGAATGTTCAAGCTATTAGGTATCGGAGTGTTGGAGCAGGTAAAGCCTCTGGCTGAGGAGATTGACGCTTGCTTCAGACAGCTGCAGGATGCTAACACTCTAGGTATCATGAAGTGGGGCTTCTACGATCCAAACAGTGATTATGATCCTGAAGAGCACGTGGCCAAGCCGCGAGCTATGTACCCAGTTACTAACCCACAGCAGAACGTTTATTTCCCGGACATGAACATACCAATAGAGCGTCTGATAAACGCTATTAGGCTATTGATGGAGTTCGTGGAGCGCTTGACCGCCGCGTCTTCCTACGTTATGGGAAAAGAATCCAATATCGTAGGAGGATCTGGGACAGCAACTCGAACTCAGGCTATCATGTCGTCAGCCGATGCGCGATTCAATCTGCCAGCAATGAATATGCGGGATGGTGTGGCTGAGGTGTGTACGCAGATATTCGATTTATGTTTCCTCAACATGCCTGAAGGGTTGGAGAAACGCATATTAGGTGAAGACCATGAACCAGTATTTGAAAGCGACCAAGCAATCAAGGAAGCTTTCTATACTCAGATGGATTGTTACCTTGAACCAAATGCTGCGTTTGGAGACGTTAATACCATGCGCGAGCTTGCTACTATTCTTTACGATAAGTTTGTACTTGGTGGCAATCCTCTTGTGGTAGGCTCCCCAAATACGCTGTACCACGCTTCAGCTGAAGTGTTCAAGGCGTATGGCGAGAATCCTACAGAGTGGATGGGACCGCCGCCGGTAAAGAAACCAACGCAAGACCCAGCAGAAGAGAACACTATGTTGAGGGAAGGGATGATGTTCTCACCTGAACCTCAAGAGAATCATTTGGAGCACATCATGGTGCACTCTCAGATTCTTCAGAGTCCAGAGATTGTAACCTGGCCGAAGGAGGCCGTTCAATATCTTACACAGCATATTGAGCAACATAATCAAATGATGACGCTAATAATGCAGTTCCAAGGACAAGGTCAACAGGGGGTGAGTGGTGGACAAGAAGGAAACGATACAAAGGCAACAGGATCTGAAGGAGCTGCGGGAAAACCCGGTGCTTCAGGAAGTGCTAAACCAGGTCAGGACACGAGTGCAAATCAAACGCAAGGAACAACGCTCGGCTCTGCTGCAGTCGGATAGCATGAAGGTATTCCGACTCGAGGGGGAAATAGCATGTGTCGAAGAGACTTTGAGAATATACGACGCTCAAATGGCTGACAAAAAGGAGATTCCCACTATTAACTATTAAGTGGAGGTAAGTAATGGACCCGAAAGACGATGAAATAATTGACGACGATATTCAAGAAGACGACGATGCACTTATTCTTGAGGACGACGACGAAGATGAGGACGACGATTTAGAGGTTGATTTAGAAGAAGAGTCGGCGAAACAAGCGCGTGAAGAGAAAGAACGTAACAAAGCTTTTGCTAGTATGCGCATCGAGAATAAGAAGTTGCAGGAGCAGTTAACAGAAGTACAGACACAGATTCAAGAGGTAGCTAAACCGAAACCAGCTCCTGTTGATAATGGAATACCAAAGACGGATGCAGAGTGGGACGCTTTAGCAGAAAAGGATTGGAAGAAGGCAGTAGACCTTCGCAGCAACATGAACGCTAATCAGGTTGTGTCTCAGAATAAGCAGGCAGCTAAAGCTAATGAGACAATGGAATTATCTAAGGCGAAAGCGCTACAGCGACACCCAGAATTAAGTGACGATGATAGCGAGAAGAGTAAGATATTCTTAAGCATACTTAATAATAACCCAGACTACTTGAATAATCCTAAGGGCCCGATATATGCTATGCGGGATATGGAAGAACACATGGAGACGGTACTGGGGTATAAACATAGCGATATTGTATCCGCTGAGCGCACTGGCGCAAAACGCGAGAGTGAACGGCAACACCGGATTGTTCTTAACAAAGGGGGCGGCAAGAAGACTCCTGGCAATAAGAACACTGTTACGTTATCGAAGGATGAAGCGGAGTTCTGCAAGATTCAAGGACTAGACCCAAAGGAGTTCGCTAAAAACAAACAGAAACTTTCTAAATCCGGTAAAGAAGGAGTAACCATATGAGCCACACTAAAAAAGTAGAAAAAGATATTTTGACAGAATCGCCTGTAAAGGTGGCGGAGTCTTCGGCGGACCCGCGTACGATAGAAGTGTTGTCGACACAAGACTCAGCAGTGGCTGACCTTGTTAAGGAAGCCGCGCCAGCTATTGATGTTGAGCGCGCAATCGAGTCGATTAAGGAACACAAGCTACCGAACATTCTTGAATTGCCAGATGAGTGTAAAGCACTCTATAAGGTCAAGTATCGGTATCGTTGGCTATCGAAAGACAAAGACCTTGAATCAAAACTCCGTTCAAGCATATGGGTGCTTTGTACGAGAAATAATTCACCTTATATTAAACCACATCGCTTCAAATCCCATGGTGCTGTTGAGCAGTCAGGGATGTTACTAGCGTTTGCAGCCGAGGATGTCGCGAAGATTCGTGAGGAAGCTCCGGCAATCAAGAGTGCAAATCTAGTAAAGCATTACACGGAAGAGCTTGCTCGTTCGGGTAGTGTAGAGAAGGGTGGGTTTTACAAGCCAGAATCGGCTGATGAAGGTGAATCGGACGAAGGTTTGGAGATGGACTAAATTAAAACTAAGGAGTAGAAATGGCTAACATCAATTTCCCACGCGGTTTAGAGCCGTATGGTAATCTCCTTTGTGTGACGGAATATACTCTGTCCTCAGCTTATGCACAGGATCTCTTTATTGGTGATCCAGTTGAGCTTGACGCTACTGGCCGCAATGTTGTTATTTGTACGGCTGGTACCGGCAATCCTATTACTGGAAGCATCACAGCTATCTATGATAGTAATAAAGTTCCTTTGAATTACTGGGACAGTGGGCATGCAGGAATCGGTTACGTTCAAGTAGCTGATGACCCAAAGCAGTTGTACGTTGCACAGGGTGATGGTGACACCACTATTCTTACAGTCATTGATTCTAATGGTAACGTTAATCTTATTGGCGGAACCGGAAGCACGGTCAACTACAGAAGTGGTTGGCAGATTGATGATTCGGATACTGGTGGAGGAACAGCTGGCGATCAAATTCGTTTGATTCGTCCGGTTGAGAGGGTGGATAACGAAGTCGGCTTAGCATACTGCGACTGGTTATTCCAAATTAACAATCATACGCAATCCGTCGGTATTGTCGGCGTAGGCGTTTAAAGGAGATAACCAATGAATAGATCACAATTCAGCAAATCAGTAGTACCTGGTTTGTTCTCCTTTATGTCTACCTCTTTTAAAGAGCGTGCACCTTTTTATTCTAAGGTGTCCACGATGAAGACATCCAGGAGAGCATATGAGGAATCTGCATACTATGCAGCCTTGGGCCTTTTGCCCGAGAAACCCGAGGGTGAAGCTATCAAATATGATGACTTCATTCAAGGACCGACCAAACGCTGGGTGCACAATACCTACGCTTTGGGCGTGAGAATCACCGAAGAGATGATCGAAGACTCGTTGTATCCTGACATTCCTACGGAAATGTCTGATATGACAAAAGAGCTCGGTAGATCAGCTCGGGAAACCATTGAGATCCTTGTGCATGACGCATACAATGGTACATCTAAAACCGCTGGTGACGGCCTTGCTATCTTTAGCAACAGCCACACTAAGTTAGGTGGTGGAACGTGGTCTAACTTGTTGACTCCTGCTGCTGACTTAGCTGCCGCTTCTTTGCGTCAAGCTATTCAGAATCTTGAGAATACAACGGACGACCGTAGTAAGCAGCAGGTCCTTCGACCGCAGACCATTATGGTGGCTCCTGCAGGAGAATGGAAATGCCGTGAGTTATTAAATTCAGGCTATGACCCGGAAAGCGCAAACAACGCGATCAATCCTCTTCAAAGTCGTAATCTTACCATGCTTGTCAACCCGTATCTTACGGATGACGATGCTTGGTATTTGATGACCGAGAAGAATCCGTTGCTCACGTTTATGCGTAGAAAAGTAAAGTTCGCTAAAGATGGCGACTTCGAGACTGGCGATGCTAAGTTTAAGACTAGCTTCCGTATCAGTTCAGAGGTTAACTATCCGATGGGGCTTTACAAATCTGCCGGAGCGTAGTTAATATAATCTGACTAAGGGGGAGGGGTACCGCAATTCCCCAAACCCTTAGTTAAATTGCGGAGGTTAATATGACAAGTCATAGTAGTAATGAGTACAATCGTGAGTGGCGCGCTAAGAATAGAGAACGAGCGCGTGCAACATATCGAGCGTGGTACCAGAAGAACAAAGCAAAGGTAATTGCTAAAGTTACGAAGTATAACTCAGAGAACAAAGAAGAACGAGAAGAGTATAGACGTAAGTACTACCTGGATAATAGAGAAACTTTATATGAAAAAGATACTACGGCTTGTGAGAGACAGAAGAAGTTTTACAGAAACAATGCCGCTAAAGTATTAAAGAGAGCAAAATTAGCGAGGAGTAAAGGGGATGGGTTGGCCCATCGCCGGGCCCAATCCGCAGTAGCCTACGCTATTGCGAGTGGGAAATTAAAACGTAAACCTTGTGAAGTTTGTGGGGAAACCCCAAGCGAAGGACATCATGATTCTTACGACGAAGACAAGTGGTTATCAGTACGCTGGCTTTGTTCTAAGCATCATGGACTGTGTCACAGGTCGCTAAGTTCCAGTTCGAATCTGGAAGGCACTAAAGGAGAATAAAAATGGCTGGAAACTTAACAGTATTTCCTAACGGAGTAGCAACAGATGTCGACGGAGTCCTTGAAGGAGTTATCGTCGACGTTTCAGCAGCAGCCAGTTCTTGGACTGGAGCTTTACCCTTTGATGTAGAAATCACTGGTGCTTATGTAACTATCGACACGGCTGTTACAGTTGCCGATGCAGATATTACATTTGAAATTGGAGGAACTGCAATCACTTCAATGTTAGTAACTATTGTAAATGGAACATCGGCAGCAGGTGCTTCATATGCTGCAGTTGCACCAACAGCAGAGAATACTTTATCAGCAGGAACTGCTATCGAGATTATTACCGATGGCGGATCAACGGATGCTTCTCTAGGTACCGTTTGTATTACGTATAAACGAGTCTAAGCCTCTGGGGGCGGGTTAAAGCCCCCATCTATAAATGGATACCAAGCAAGCACGATTTCAACTTTATGATTGTGATCGCTGTGGGTTCACTTATAAGAAGCATCAGTTACGCCGGCAAAGAGGAATGTTATTGTGTGGGAGCTGTCTCGATAATCTCACACGAATTAAGTATCCTAATCCTAGGTTCTTCTCGCCGAGAGAC